AAACGAAAGGGAAAATTGGGATAGTTTTGGGGACGAAATATAAATTATATATATAAAATCAGGAGGAAATAAAACGAAAACAACACTTATCTGCCTAAGGATAGACAACAACGAATTAAAGACAACAGATAAAAACGAATGGCTCAAATTCATAAAAAGACATCGTGGCAATGTAAGAAGCATAGAGCAATTTAACTGGGAGATTCCTGAAAATAAATTGCAGAAGGCTTTGGAATATTCGTTTGATGAATTGTATAAATTTAAGCTGGAAGAAGGGAGAAAAAAACAAGAATGAGAATTTTTATATCCGGAAATGTTCCAAGCTCTAAAAACAGCAAACGTTGGACAGGTAAAAGGCTGATAAATTCAGAAACTGTGATGAAATATAAGAAAAATACGGCTGATGAATGGTGGCAAAAAGGAATGAAATTTAAGGAAATGTTAAAAGGCAAAGAAAAGCCTTACAAGATTGGTTTTTATTTCATAAGAAACAGTAAAAGGGCATTTGACTATGTAAACGTTGCACAACTTCCATTAGACTTAATGCAGGAAAACGAATGGATAGAGAACGATAATATGGAAAATATCATTCCTGTGTTCTTGGGTTATGAAGTTGACAAGGAAAACGCAGGGATAAGAATAGAAATTTTATAGGAGGGAATAAAAAATGAATCCAAATATAGTTTTTAAATTCAGCATTAAAAGAAATTTTTGCAAAGATTTTGAAAAAGAAAATAAAAAATACCAAAAAGGGAATACATTTGAAATGTTCAACAGTATTTTCAGAGTATGCAAAAGAAGAAAGTTAAAAGATAATAATGGGTATAGAATTTTTTGTGAGGAGTTGAAATAAATGGTAAATGCAGAAATATTAGATTTAAGAAAAATGGATATAAGATATTTAGAGAAGATGAAAAAACTTGTTAAGGAGTTTTATGTGGCTTTTGGGCAAGAAAAATATCTTAACAATGAAGTGTATAGAGAGATAAATATTGAGCGGATGAAATTAAGAAATAAGTTATTTGATGAAGAACTAAAGGAATTTTTGGAAGCTGAAACAGATGTGGAGAAATTAGATGCTATTTGTGATATGTATTACATAGCGATAGGCACAACGCTTGAACTAGGAATATACGGTAATCAGTTTTTTGTAATTGATTACTACAAACAAAGAACTTGGTTTAACGATGAACTAATTATGGAAGCGTTTGAGGAAGTCCATAAAAGTAATATGAGCAAGCTAGAAAATGGTAAAGCGACTTTCAGGGAAGACGGTAAGATATTAAAAGGGAAAAATTATTTTAGACCGAATTTGAAGCAATTTATTGAATAAAAGTAGGAGGAATATTTATGAATGAACTTATAAAAATAGAAGTAAACGAAAATAACGAACAAGTAGTTAGTGGAAGAGAATTACATAAATTCCTGGAGGTAAAATCAAGATTTAATGACTGGTTCAACAACAGGATAGAAATGTACGAATTCACTGAAAACGTTGACTTTGTAGCTATTACTAAAATTTTAGTAACAGCTCAAGGTAATAAAAGCAGCTATAAAGATTATTTGATGAAAATAAGCATGGCAAAAGAATTGGCTATGATTGAGAACAACGAAAAAGGGAAGGTGATAAGAAAATATTTTATTGAATGCGAGAATATGTGGAACAGTCCTGAAATGATTCTGATGAAAGCAAATCAGATTCAGGGTAGAATGATTGAGGACTATAAAAAAGAAATCCAAGACATAAGGATTGAGCTGGCTTATCAAAAAGAAATTGTTGCAGGAGTAACAGAAAATATAGATGTTTATCAGAAGCAAAAAATACTGAATAGAGTTGTGAAGCACAAAGGAAGTAATTTTAGCAGCAGATGGAATGAACTATATATAGTTTTTAGAGAAACATATGGCATAGATTTGAAAGCTAGGCGGAAAGGCTATGATTTGAAGCAAATCAAGAGTGGAGATAAATGTAAAAGTGTGTTAGATTATGCAGTTAAATTTGGACATTTAGATAATTTGTACAATATAGCTTTAAAATTATATGAGACTGATATGGATGAGATTATTCAAAATATCAAAATTGGGTTAAACTAAGTATTAGTTTAGTTGCGATTTTTCGTTTCAAAAATGAAAAAATAACTAAATTTTACATTTTAAATCAAAAACAATTGATTATGGAGGAAAAATGGATGAAAAAGAGAAAACATTCAAAAGAATAAAAGAAAAGATATTATGTAATACAGAAATGAACAACCGTGATTTTGAGTTTGCGAAACTTAACGCCAATTTATTTAAAAGTATTAAATTTATAAAGAAAAGAAAGGCTAAAAAGAAATGGCTTACACCGAAATTGACAGGGAAAACAAAAAGATAAAGTTTTATTTCCCAACAAACAAGCCAGCAAAGAGGATAAAAGAGTGGCAGGAAGAACTGAAAGCGTATGATATAGAAATAATACCGCAAAACACTATAACAGATGATCAGATGAAACTTTGTTATATCTTGTTTGACCAGTTCGCAAATTCAAAAGGCTGGGATTTGAATTATACAAAAAAATATTTCAAGGCCTTGTTTGGAACAGTATATGAAATAAATAATTTCAGTTTGTCGCCAATGAAAAAGAACGCCTTAACTTTGGAGCAGGCAACAAACTTTATACAGTTTATAATTGAGTTCGCGATAGAACAGGATGTAAATTTGTATATATTAGATCCAAAGGATAAAAGAGCAAGGCACATAAGGGAAATAGTGCCAGATATACAAAGATATGTTATAAGTTGTTTGAGAAAAAGAATATGCTGCGTATGTGGAAGAATTCATAATGAATATAATGCAGTCGATTTGGAACATTATGATAATGTAAATGAAATAGGCGGATATGAATTTGACACAGGGCTTGAAACAAGATTTTTGAGTTTATGCAGACATCACCATACAGAGATACATAACATTCCTAAACAAGAATTTTTGGAGAAATATCATTTAGAGCCAGTTTATTTGAATGAAAGGCTAGTCTATGAACTGCTGGAAGTTTATCCAAATCACTTTAAATTGTTTAGAAAAAGATTGAAAGAGGGGTATTATAGAGGGATTATAAAAGAAAAATAAAGTTCAGTCACAGATTATTAGAAAAAAAGATTAGGAGGATAAAATGAGCAAATATAAATTATGGTTCAGTATAGGCAGCGGATTGGGTAAAGAAAGCGACGAAGTTGATTTAGTAGATGATTTAGGTTATACAGAGAAAGAGGCGGAAGAAATAATAAAAGATGAAAATACACAGCATAAGCTGTTTGAAGAGTGGAGAGATGAGAATATAGACCAAAATTTTGGAGTTGTAAAAGAAAATTAGGAGGACAAATGAAAATAGTGGTATTGCTAATATTATTAGTGCCAATTTTACTTTGGATTGCACTTATTGCTGCAATATTTGAAAATGCAGCAGAAAGAATGAAGAATTATAATCTATTTGGAATGTTGGCGAGCTTAGGTTTTGGAGTGCTTATGGCTTACGGATTATACGAATTTTTATTGAAAATAATAGATCCGGGATAAACCATATTACTGATGTCGGCAAAATGGTATAAAGAACGTTTGAATGGCGTTGGGAAAACGATAGAAATTAGGAGGGAGCATGAAAAACAAGGATAGAATGCAGTTTAATTTAAAAAACTGGAGAAAATTAAATTGGAGCTTATGGAACAAGGAAGATGAAAATAAAGCAAGTTTTGAAAAAATATTGAACAAAGACAAGTATAAAAAGAAATAGGAGGAATTGAAATGAAAAAATTATTATTAGGAATTGCAATTTTAGGATTATTAGGAAGTTGTGCAAGGTGGGAAGATACTCAAAAAGACTATGAAAGCGACACAAAAGGTTTAAAAAGAACGGTACAAATTTATACTCTTGACGGAAAATTGTTGAAAGAATACAAAGGAATGATAAGGGTAAGAGATTCGGATGAAAGTAATAGAATATCATTGAATTTAATAAGCGAGAATAATCGCAGAGTTACAATTGATAATGCAATTGTGATAACGGAGGAGGAATAAGAATGGATAAAGAAGTGGAACTGTTGGCTAAAAAAGTTATAACTGTAAAAAAAACGATAAGCAGAATTATTGGGAATATAACTATATTCTTAGTAGTTGTAAAACTGTTTAGGCTGATTCAGATTAGTTGGCTAATGACTTTTTTGCCTTGGATAGTAACATTCTTAATATTTTTTGTAGTGAGAATTTTAGAACACGCTTTTGTTGGATACGCTTGTTTGAATCCAGAAGAAAAATACAACGAAAAGATGTTTATTTTTTTCAGAAAAATTATAAAAGGATAGTGTATAAAAATTTTTAAAAGGCTTGAAAATATAGAGAAAATAAGGTATAATTAGGAGGTAATGTGAACATAAATAAAGAGCTTGAAGAAATAAAAAATTTTTTAAAAAGCAATAAAGTCGGATGTATTATTATCGAGAGAAAACCTAATGGAACGATAACGATACAGAGGACAGAAACATCGCAATATAAAAAAGAGTATGCGAATAATAAGGCAACCTAATTGTAGATGTTTCAAAACAATTGAATAAATTATAAATAGTTGAGTACATGAATATTAAGATGACCGTATTTATAAAGTTAAAGGAATTAAAAAGCCTTGATTTTATATATACGGTCTTTTTTTGTCTAAAAAACTAAAAAGGTAAAGGAAAAATGAAAGATGAAAACATAAAATTATTAATCAGGAATGAATTTGAAAATGGTGCAGGAGTTACAGAGTTATCAAAAAAGTATAAAGTAAGTGCAAATACCATTAACAGCTGGAAAAAAAGAGAAAAATGGCAAAAAAAAGTTGCACCAAAAGGAAATGCACCAAATTCTAAAAAATGCACCAAAAATAAAACTGGTGCAAACGATAAGGAAACACAAATAAAATCAGACATTCTTAACAATGTCCCAAAAGAAAAAATTTTGCAAAAATTTTCAGTAACTGAACGAACTTATTACAACAAAGTAAAAAGTGTTAGAGAAATCCAAATCGAAAAAAGTCAATCAATTTTAACTAAAATCGCAGATGAAAATTATAACGATTTGAAAGAGCAATTGTTGGAATTAGAAAACGAGAAAAGAAAGTTAAAAGAAAAATTTTTGGAAATTGGATTGGAAGATGATGAAACTCTGAAACGTATAAATACACGCCTAAAAGTCTTAAAAGAATTTGAAAAAGAAATTTATAAAGGCGGACAGATTGTTGGAAGTTATCGGCAAGCGGAATTGGAAATGGAGTTGGAAAACGAGAGTATTCAAAAGGAAAAACTTGAAATTGAGAAATCCAAATTAAATGTAGATATAAACGAAGATAACAAAATTGAAATTAAGTTGGTGGGGATCTGATGGAAATAACAAGAGAAGTGAATAAACATTTTCAAGAATTTTTATTGGACGATAGCCAACACATTTATTTTTTGTTAGGAGGTTATGGAAGTAGCAAATCATACAATGCAGCTTTTAAATTAGTAATTTCAGCTTTGAAAGAAAAAAGAAAAATATTAGTTGTTCGACAGATAAGAGAAAATTTAAAAGAGAGTTGTTATGCGGATATTCAAGACATCATTTATATGCTTGGGCTGGAGAAATATTTTTATTTTACGTCAACTCCAATGAAAATTACTTGTACTGTAACAGGAACTGAATTTATTTTCAGAGGATTAGATAATGTCAAGAAAATAAAATCAATAAAGGATATAGATACTATTTGGATAGAAGAAGCAGATGAGATTGATTATAAATCATTTAAAGAACTTAAATCGAGATTGAGAAGTATAAAAAACAGAAATATATTGATATTAACAACTAATCCTAATGAGTTCGGAGTATGGACGTATAAATATTTGACAGAAGTATTAAAGAGTGTTGGTAAAGATGAGAATAATCTATATGTCGAACGGATTATGAAAATAAAGAATGAAGTAAATTTAAAAAAAGGAAATGTGTTTTCTGAAAATATATACTTACATCATTCAGTATACACAGACAATAAATTTTTGCCCGACAATTTTATAGCAGACTTGGAAACGGAAACAGATGACTATTTAAGAGCAATAAAGACATTAGGCAGATTTGGAAGCGCTGGGGATACATTATTTAGAAATTTACATCATATGGAGCAAAGCAGAATAGAAAAGTTGATTGAAGGCAAGTGGAATAGATTTGCTGGATTCGATTTTGGTTTTAGCAATTCCTACAACGCAATAGTCAGAATGGTAATCGATGAAGAATTGAACGATTTGTACATTTATGAAGAGTTTTATGACAATCATTTAACAGATCCTGAAATGTTAGAAATGGAAATTATACAAAAAATGATAACAGACGGCGAAGTAATATATGCTGATAGTTCAGAGCCGAAAGCAATTACTTTTTACAATATGAACGGACTTTTGATTAATTCGGTAAAGAAAACAACTGATATGAGTAAGGCTGGAGTAAGAAAAATACAATCTTTCAGAAATATATTTATTGATAAGAATATATGTCCGAATACATACAGGGAATTAACAGAAATGAAATGGTTTTATAACAAGGACGGATTAATTGCTAAAAATCCTAAGACACAAAAACCGTTTAATATTGATCCACACAGTTTTGATGCAATTAAATACGGAATAAGTGAATACACCCCATATATTTTAAATAAAGATTATTATAAGAGAAAGGAGGAATAAGTTGTTTGGATTTAATTTTTTTAGAAAGAGTAAGCAACAAATAATTTCGATAAATGAGTTCGGAAGAACATTTGATACTTTTTATAAAAATGATAGTGAGAAATTTTTGAACGAATTATATGATAATCCATTTACATCAAGTGCGATTGTTAGAATAAATGAAGCAATCAATAACTTAGTGTGGAGTACATATAAAAAAGGACACAAAGATAATATAACAGAAGTTAAGGATAGTTTTGTCAATAGGACAATCAGAAGTCCATCAAATATATTGAATACGGATCAGTTTATTAATTATTTCGCTCTATATTACATAATATATGGAGAATTATTAATAATGAGAAATGATTTATATACAAAATCAGAACTCGTTATTTTGAAACGTGGAACATACACAGTTGAATATGATGATACAAATGTATTGAACGGAATAAAAAGAATTAGAGTTGGTATGAATGAATATACTGGTGAAACGTTAAAGCAGTTTACATATATAAAAAGTATTAATATTTACGATAATATCGCAGGAGCAGGAACAGGGATAAGTAAAGTAAAGTCGTTGTCTATGTTACACGCCTATTACTGTTATATTACAGCTTGGAATGTAGGAATATTAAAAAATGGCGGGAAAAGGGAAATAATTGCACTTGTAAAAACTTTTTTGAATCCAGGAAAAAGGAAAGAGCTTGAAGACAATATAAAGTCAAAATCGGGAGCAAAAAATACAGGTGTGCCATTAATTATAGATGGAACTGATATAGATATTAAAACTGGGGATTTTAGTCCAAAGGAATTTGATTTTCTGAATGCATTAGATGAAATCAGAAACATTACAGCAAGCGTATTAAATGTGCCTAGTATTCTTATAGGGGATAGGACAAATTCAAAATTCAGTAATTACAAGGAAGCAAAAAAAGACTTGTATACAGAAAATATAATTCCAATGGCTGAACAAATTGCTGAATATTTGAACGGAATGTTTAAAGATAAGTTAGGTGTAAATGAACGTATTGACTTTGATACTTCAAAGATTGAAGTTTTAAAAGAAGACAGAAAAGAAAAAATGGCAATGCTCAATAATCTTAGTTATTTGACGATAAATGAGAAGAGGGCAGAGCTTGAATATCCACCAATTGAAAATGGCGATGATATTTTAATCAGTACATCAATGACACCATTAAAAGAAATATACGAAGATGTAAAACCAGTTGAGGAGGAAGGCGATGGCAAAGAAGAAGCGGAAAACGAAGAAAGTTAAGTTGACTAACTCACAAAAAAAGATATTGGCAAAAAGGCAATTGAAAATGCGAAACAAGTTGATATTAAAGCAATTTAATAGATTAAGACTTGTTTTTAAACAATTGCGTGGAGAAATTGATGTAAACGAGCAGATGTTTTTGAGCGAGTTTGCTTGGGAAACATTTAGCAGTCAATTATTCGATGAATTAAAAAAAGGAATACTTGAAACAGTAAGTGAAACATCTAACTTTCTTATTACACATCGTGGCATTGATGAAAAATTAATCCCAGCTGTAAAAAACAAAACATTGAAAGCATTAGGGAAAAAAGTGATTGCTGAAAAGGTAACAAATATAAAAGATACAACAAAGAAAATATTAAATAAAGTTATTGTTTCAGGACAAGAAAAAGGGCTTAATATTCGTGATATTGCTAAGAATATAACGGAAAAAGTAAAAGATATGGAAGAAAAAAGAGCGATGATAATAGCAAGAACTGAAACAGCTACTACTGCAACAATGACTTATTTGGAAGGGCTTATAAAAGCAGGATTGCCAAAAACGTGGTGGCACGTTGGAGGTGGAAAAACAGACAGACAGACACATTTAGATCTTGACAAAGTAACAGTCGAGGACGCAAGTAAACCATTTTCTAACGGAATGATGTGTCCGCACGATTTAGAAGCAGATGTAAGCGAATTGATAAATTGTCATTGCGAATTAATATAGGAGGTGTAAAGTGGAAGAATTCAATAAAAGTGTCAAAATGGTATTGAAACAAGATACTGAAGCAAAAGGAATAATTGAAGGGCAATTGGTAACACATAGTGTTATTGATAGCTACGGTGATTATTTTGATAAAACAGCACTTGATAAAGTGGATAAGGATAAGACTTATTTCTTATTGCATATGCACGATTGGAGTAAGGAAATAGGGACTTTGAAAGTTTATCAAGATGAAGCTGGAAATCTTAAGTTCTCAGCTAAACTTGATTTGTCAACAGACGAAAAAGGTAATGCTTTGAATTTAGATGCTCAAAAGGTTTATTCAATGATGAAAAATAATGGAGCGAACTACGAAATGTCAGTTGGCGGTCTTCTGAAACAAAGAGAATGGGGGAAAGTTCAAACTGATAAGGGTGAAATTGAAGCTAGAATAATTAAAGAATTTGAAGTTATTGAGGGTAGTGTAGTTTTAAAAGGTGCAGTACCTGGAGCGACTGTGCAAACAGTAAAAGGTAATAACAATATAAA